ATCTGGACTTAGAACAACTTGTGAAAATGCATCAACTGGTGCAGCAGTAGGAGTTCCCAATTCCATAGGTCTAATTTCTACAGTTAATTTTTCAACTGGATCTTTATTTCCAAAGAATAAATCAACTGAAGTTAAATTCATTCCTGTTTCATCAACTGTGAATGATTGTGCTAATGGATCTCTTCCACCTCTTCTTCTATTTCTTCTTGCTCTAAATCGTCTAGCAGCTGGACTTCTACTATTACCTGCAAAGGCTCTACGACCTCTACGGTTTCTTCCAGCACCTCCACCTCTACGAGGGGGTCTTGGGGGTGGTGGAGGAGTTGTTTCAACTATTGTATTGACTGTAACTTGTTGAATTTGTCCACCTTCAGTGTCATAAGTAACTTCACCATCACTAATCAAAAGACTTCCTGGTAGATTTTCACTATTATCTGGACTAGAAGTTAATTTAAAACTGCTGATTCCAGTTCTAAATCTTAAAGCAGGTGTTGGACTTGCAAGAGGATTTCTAAAGAAGAATGATCCATTAACTTCACCAGTTCTATCTGCTATTAATCTAATTGGTTTAACTGTTGCTTGTGCACCACTACTTCTTCCTAAAATAGTTGCACTGTTTTTGTCAATATATCCAAAGAATGATCCTTGTGCCTCATCAGACAAAGATCCGATATCAATATTTAAAACACTTGAAGATGCTGAATAATTTGTTCCAAAATTAGTTGAGGGATTATATGGATTTGCTTTATATGTTTCTGAAGGATTAGTTACTCCACCACGTTTATGATCGGGTCTTGCCAATCTAAGAGTAGCAGTAACTTTTCCACTACCGTCTATAACACTAACAGTTTCATTTGGTTGGAATATTCCATTTACCATTTCAATTTCTAATAATTTAGGAATGATATCAATACCACTGGTACCATCAAAAAACGCATAATATCTTGCATATGGTCTTAGAGCAATTGCATCAAACGCAACGTTTCTTGAACGTATATGTGTATCTCTTGATGTGCTTGTGATTACTCTCTGAGTAAATGTTCTGTTTGTAGCACCAGTTCTTCTGATAGTGCCACCAGTGGTTTCAACTGTTCTTACCCAAGTATCAGATTCAGGTTTTAACGTTATATATCCATCAAAATCAATCATGTTAAATGGGTTAACATTTTCAACTCTTGATGCTAAAGGTTGATTAAAAGCTTCAACTTCACTATAGTTTAAAGTGATAATTTCACCAGTTTTTCTACAATTATTATCTAATAAAGCTAAGTTTTCTGAGAAATCGGCAGTGTCTGAATTTATTGATAAATCTAAAGCTACTTGAGGTGATATAGACCAAAGATCAATAGGAACATTAAGTTCCTTTCTACCAGAGTCAACAGTAACTTTACAATCTAAATTATTATTATCTAATAAATCAGCATTTTTAAAATCATCAACAAAAAAACCAGATTTAAATCTACTTAACCCATCAGCATCTTGAACTTGAAGAGTTTTAGTATCTAACTCAAGTAAACTTAAAGATGTTGTAATCTCTAAATTTTCAATACGATCTTCTAATCCACCAATATCTCTCATAGTGTATCTTTGATTATCAACCATCTTAATAGTTGCATCATCTGGATCATAAAGATATGCTGGCAACGTAATTGTTGCAATATCCATATGATTTTTGTCATGGATTGGTTCTATTGGATTTACATTTGAAACTCCCTTTAAGACTGTTAATTCACCATCATCATCTAAAACAACCTTATCAATTCTTGGTAGATAATAATTATATCCAATTATTGAACTTTCATTTGGAGTAACAATAAATGATGGATTGACATTTCCTGATGCACCAAAAACCCTATGTTGGAATGCGAATGGTGACTCTGTTCCAGTATATGGTGTAACTCTAGGTCTAAAATCAATTGTATCTGATGCTCTTACATTATTTTTACCAATATTTGGAATATCTTTACCATATCTTTCTTCATCGTATGATGCAACTGTATAAAAATCACCATTATCACTTGAAGGTACATCATAACGATTGAAAACAACTAATAATTTTCTCGTTGGTGCTGCAAAATTTGATTTTCTTACAAGTCTTGAATAATCATAAAACTGATCTCTTTGACCTTTATCAAGATCAAATATATTGGTAATATTTAAACTTCCACTTTCAGTAATTTCTTGTAAAGTAGTAGATATATTTGATTCATCAAAATTAACCACCTCACCTTGAACAAACTTTTCAGATGTTAAATAAACTATTTCAACCTGAGTTGCTGAAAGAATAGATGCTACTTGTGCTATTGCTTCGCTAGTTGAACCTGTTATTTTTTCACCTAGAATTACATTTGTATTTAAAGATAAACCACTTGGAAAAGTTAATTTATCAAGTGTAGGAGAATCAGTATCAATTGATTCAAATACACCGACAATGTTTACAACATCAGGAACGTTTAGAGAAATTTCTCTATCCTCTACTCTAAACCCATAACCAGTTGCTTTAGTCATGCCAGTTAAGGAGGTATTAATTCCAACAGCAGTTTTAGTAACTTCTAATTTTTCACTTCTAATATAATCTTTTTGTTTACTCTTTATTGCTTGTTTTTTAAGTGTAGTGCTTACAACAATATTACTCTGACTTGCAGTTAATCCATTTATAGTAACAGTTTGACCATTATTACTTAAAACAAATTGATCGGAAGTTAAATTTTCAATAGATCCATCACCATAATGAACGGAATATCTTTCTTCATCAAAACTTTCATAAAATGCACTTGAAATACCACTTGCTGCTAAATCAAAAGTAAGAACTCCATTACCATCACTGCTTTCTGATAAAATATTTTTACCAACAACAAGATTTGCTGTTGATAAATCTACATCGGATACATTTGAGTTGCCAATTTTAGCAAATAAACCTGTGTTATCATTCAAATTAATATTTGGAACACCAAATGAGAAAGTTGTAATTTGTAATGTAGATGGTAACGCACCATTACATACTCCAGCTATACTTGCAACAGTGCCTAATGAAATTGAACCATCACTAAGAACCTCTGTAACTCTATTGAATCTTTCTGTTGATTCATTTGGTAATTGATATCTTATTATGGTATCTGTTTTAATACCAGCAAAACTTTTACCTGCACATGTTGCAATACCAGAAACACCAATATTTATTTTATCAGTAATACTAAAACCAGTTGGTACTTTACTCTGTAAAACTGTATCTGCTACAAAGTCAGTAGCATAGTTGGTAATAGCAGGATGACAAGCTTGATAAACTGATTTGATATCTTGTATTCCAAAAGTTCTAACAGTTTTAATAGATCTTGATATTTCAGGATCTTCGTTAATAATAACTTGCTCACCTTGTATGAATACACCAGTAACTTCAGTTAATTTAACTATTGTACTAGCACTACCTGATGCTGTTGCGTGACCAATAGCGCCACTACTTAAACCTCTTACTCTTGAAGCATCTGGTAATTCAGTATTGCTGACTGCTGAATTAAGCACTAAACGTGTAAATGTTTGAACATCAAATAAATGCAAATCCCATTCAGTAGAATCTCCAGTATATGCAGAACCAGATACTGCGAATGAATAACATCTTGCCTGACCTACTAATTCACCCGTTCCAGAGTTATTTGATGAAGTTCTTTGATTATATAACTCTACAAATACAGTATCATCATTTATATTTGGTGCAGGAACTCCAAAAACATTATTCACTTTTAAAATAGTTCCCATTTGATATGGAACTAAAGCTGATGAAACTTCTCTCTTATCTCTTGGTTTATCTACATCTATAATTACGGTTCCGTCAATATCAACATCAAAACCTTTTACATATGCTGTACCTGCAGAGATTTTGACACACATGAGATCATCATTAGGTGTGTTTCTCTGCTCAGTTACCTCATTTGCTTTAAACAAACCTTCGTTAGAAATTCCATCATTAAGTGAGTTTGCAACTCTAACAGTAAATGGTTCTACTGCATAATGTCCAGACTCATCAAAAGTTCTTTTTGCAAAGTAATCTCTTATAAGAGAATATTGTGGATCATTTATTAAACTTTGTATTTCACCATCTTTTATTCTTATTAATTCAATAAAATTAGTATCATTATAATCATCTAAACTTTTCTTTGCTAATGTTGTTGTTATTTTTAACCTGTCAGCACCTGGTGCAGCAAAATTTGAAAATCCCCTTGCATTATCATACAAAGAATCATCTTGTTTTGCGGTAATTAACTGTTCATCAATATTAAGACCAACCCTATACGATGTATCATTAGTATATGGATCTAAAACTATTTTATCTGTAGATACATCAACAAAAGTTCCTCTTATAAAATAAGTTCCATCTGATATACCAACTGCAGATCCAACTGCAGATGCATCTTTATCAACAAGAGTTAAAATAGTTTCTCCTTCATTTACAGCAGTATTACCATATACAAAAGATTCTTGAGTAATTAATATCTCCCCATCTGTTAAATATGAAATTTCATTATCACTTCCAGATTCAAAGTATGAAACAAATATTGTTAAATCGTTAATTTCTGCACTAGTTCCAGCGAGTAAATAACTATCAATTTTTAAAGTTATTCCCGATGTTTGCCCTTTTAAAGTCTTACCAATTAATTGATCCAAATATAATGTAACAGGTATTCCTAAATGTTCATCATTAATTCTAACTGAATAATATAGAGAATCATAACTAATGGCACCTGGTACGACCATTGAACCATCTTTAAAAATATGGCTACCAAAAGATTCTAGTTGATTTTGTAACTGAGACTGGAGAGTGGTTAATTCTCTTGCTTGAACAGGGAATCCTGGTTTGAACAGAACTTTGTAAAATTTGTCTTCCTTATCAAAATCATCATAATAAGGTGATATATTTAAATTAGTCTTTTGTGGCATTTTTAAAATTCGAGTATGATTTTAATGTCTTCCTTTTGTCTAGAATTTCTAGTTATCAATGGACGATTATCTAAGTAAATAACGTCCCCTGATCCTTTATTTATCTCAGGAGAGGCAAGACCATTTGTAAAGTTCACTCCCAACGAAATAACTTTGTTACCAGTAGGATTTGTACTGATACCTGTAAAGTTTTGATCCACTGAGGCAGAAAAATTAGTTCCTGTTATAACTTCTGCAGATGATTCAAAGGCAAAAACCTTAGCTGCAGTTGTGACACCAACATAATCTGTTTGATCTGCACTGGTTTGATTAAAGTATAAAGATCTATCTTGATAGTATTTAATCACATTTGTGTCAGTATCATAAGAAACTATATAACCATTTGCTGTACCACCAGTGACAGATTGTTGAATCTTTCCACCTATGGTAGGTGTTCCTGATGGTGAAATGACTTTTATTGCATTTACAGATGAAAATTCATTTGCAGTATATATTGATGTAGATCCAATGGACGTTGGATTTTTTATAATACTTATTTGTGCAAATTTAGTATCAGTTGGAAAATCCTTTGTTGAATCGTCGAATCTTGCATAAACCAATAATTTATCAGTCCCTAGTTCTTTATAAAGATCAAATCCATGACCTCTGGATGGTGGGATTATTGGAATAAGTTTTGCTTTATTACCAACGGACACTGCAGAATTTCCTAGAGGACCTAAATCTACCATACCATAGGTATATCCCTGACCACCAGATGAAACTACAGTTTTTATTATCTTACCGTTACTATCAGTATCAAGAACAACTTTTGCTCCTGTTCCATCTCCTATTATATCAACTTCTCTACCAACTATATTTTGAGAATATCCAAAACCCTGATTATCAATATAAACTTTTTTGATTTGATTATTGTTTATAGTTGAATCACCATTCTCTCTTACTGATTGAATTTGAGTTTCAGTTGAAGTTGGCCAATCACCAGGAACTGAAATATATTCTGTAGAATCAAATTTGATTATATCACTTGGAGGAACTGTAAAAAGATATTTCCAAATATACCCATCTCCACTTTCACCTGCTCTTGATGGTTCTAAATCAGTAAATAAAGGTTCATCCTGTGAAGCATTACCAGTTGTGCTGATACCTGATGATCCATTATCTATGCATACATAAACATCAAAGTTTTTATTCATCACATAATAATTTGCAGCATATAATCGTGTAGAATTAGTTACAGGAGATGGACTTGTAACACTATAGTCATGACGAAACATTTCATATCTTGTACCTTGTGTCCAATTTCTTCTTGTTATTAGTCTTCTTACATTTGCACTTGTTACCTTCTTACCAAAAATTTGAGTATCACCAGTATGATTCATATAATTAAAATTATCAACTGGATTAGGAGTATCAGTATTCCAATCTGTAGTTCTTCCAAAACCAACAGCAAGTGCTGGATTGGCGAGTCCAACCACAACATAATATGAATTTGCAGAGTTATCTACTGTCTCCACAAAATTATTTGCATTTAGAATTCTAAATTGATCTGTTACAATTGCAGCCATATCATTAGCTTTTTTCTATATTTATACTACCCAAGATCCTTTCTTAATGAACCGTTGTCCCTAAGACCGAAATCTCTTCTCTGAATAGATGGGTAAGTCGTTAATCCAGAGTCTATTGTCAAACCAGTCACCCCAATTGATACAGGATTTGGACTTCTAGAAAATCCAGAAAGTCTTCCCCAAGAGAAACCTCCAGTTCCAAATCCTACTGCTGCATTATTAATACCTGTTGTATTTACACCAGTATCTATATTACATGTAATAATACCAACAGCAGCGACGTAATCATTTATAAAGTATATGTTATCAAGACAGGTTGTTCCTGTTGCGACCACAGTATTGTTATCACTAACAACAGAAGTTACTCCATGTCCAACTTTAGTATCAAATACCATTATTGGGTATCCAACTTTCAAATCTCCTGCAACTGAATTTGGATTATTTACAAAATCTGGTTCTAGTGTAAACTTAAGTGCCAATGGATGTCCACCAACACCATCAGTAACTGCCACTCCAGTGATAATACCATCATATCCTTCAATAGATGATATTTGATCTATATCCTCTTTGACTGCTCTTGGAAGTTGAACAAGAACTTGAGGAACTGCTGCTATCGTATATCCAAAACCAGGATTTACTACCGAGGCACTTGTTATGACACCATTTGTTATAGTTGCAGTCGCAGTTGCGGTGGTTCCAATACCAACACCAATCGCATGAGGAGCAGATATTGATATTGAAGTTGTTGATCCAACATACCCACTTCCACCATTTGTTATTGTAAGTGCTTGAATTGTTCCACCAATTGAAACAGTTGCAGTAAGTGCAGCAGAGACAGGTTCTCCAGCACCAACAATCAATCCACCAACACTACTTACAGTCAAAGAAGAATTATCTTCTTCATAGTTAAAGAATCTAGCATTATCAACAAACAACTCAGTATCAGTAGTGGATAAATCACCAATAATTTTTGAAGTTGGATAAACTTGTGATTCTATAGAGTCTCTTGTTTTAAATACTATCTCACCATTTACTTTCTTATCAATTTTTTGTTTTATCCAACTTAAAGGTTTAAAGTTTCTTTCATCTACACCTAATTGTGTATATAAATCAGTTTCAACTTCATCAGAAGATTTAAGTGCATATATTGTTCTTTGTTTTTGAGTTGTTGTAATTCCAGATGCATCTTTAAATACTTGAACAACATCACCTGTTTTAATTGTAGGTGAAACAGAAGAACCAGCTGAAACTTGAACAGTATCAACTCCAGTAGTTCCTTTATAGAAGAATATATCAATTATATCATCTGCATCGGGTGCTACTTTAAATTCAAAGGAAGTACCACCTTCAAACGTATATGATTCACCAGGATCTTGAACAACACCATTAACAAATATTAGTAATAGTGCATCGAGATCAATAAGTGAAGAATCTGGATTATTTTCATCAACTTCAAAACTTAACAAACTAGCATTGTAAATTAAGGGGAATCTTGTTCTTTGTCCATTTTGTAATTCTTTAACAGAATCAATAAAATCAAATTCACCAAAATTCCATGATGAATACTGATCTCTGAATACTTCAGTTACTGTTAATTCAAAATCACTTATTAATTGTGAAGTATTTAAAAATCTATCTGTCACTAAACCTACTGGTTTAAATACATCACCAACTTTAAAATTATATCCATTGTTATCTAATGTAAAACTAGTTACTTCAAAAGATGTTGATCCCAAACCAACTGTTGTATCTGCTGCTCCAACTCCGATAGTTAATGTTGCTCCAGTTCCAGTGTCAGTTGTTGATCCAATACCTCTTCTTGATACACCAATTATTGGAAGGTTTTCATATGATGGTGAGGAAACTTGAATTTGTGGTTGAGTATAACCTGTTCCAGCATTGTTAATTGTAAATTTCAGTGCACCACCTGTTCCTGTGTTTGTAATTCCAACATTTACTGTAAACGTATTAGTTGTAACTGCAGTGATTGCTAATGTTGCATTATGTGCAGGATCACCACCACCTGAACTTGGAGTAGGACCAGATCTTGGATATGAGTGGTCAGTTGAGAAATTATCTTGTGCACATCTGAATACAAATGAATTTGTAGCAAGACCAACTGTATTACTTGTAGTTAAACCATGAGATGATTTTGTAATCACTAAATTACCTGTTGCTGGATCATATGTTGCACCTGTAGGGGTTAAAGGAGATCCACCTGTAACTGAAACAGCATTCGTAGATGCACTTACAAAAACATGAGTATTAGAAACAACCTCTGCAGAAATATCAGCACTGGATCCATTTCCAGATAGATCAGTAACAGCAACAGAAACTGGATTACGATATCCAGAACCGAATGATAAATCTGAAAGATATTCGGTTGCAGTTCCACCACTCGAATATGCATGAGTAACAGTGCTGGTTCCCACGTTTGTTGTGAATGTTGTTGCAGATAATATTCCAGTTACACTAAATGATGTAGTAGTAGAGATGCTTAGAGTAGGACTAAATGATAAACCACTTAATCTAACAAACTCATTTATATTTCTAAATCCATGATTTCCAGATGTGGTAATCTGAAGTTCACCTGTGGTATTATTGAAGGATGCATCATTGACATTAAATGAGTTTCCTGTTGTTGCAAGACCAACTATTCCGACAATCGCACCACTTCCATTAGTGGTTGCCTTTACTTTTGCAGGAGCAAGATTTGCAACACCTAATCCACCAGTAGATCCCACTGAAACAATTACACCACCTCTTGGTAATTGGTTTTGATTGACATCAGTGTCACTAATAATTTTTGTTCCGTTAGATGAACTAATTCCCGTAAATGTTACTGCACTAGCACCACCAGTCTCTGAAAACTCATAATTGTTACCAAGATTATTGAATGTGGTCGGTGTTTGGAATATACCGTTTAATAGTAAAATGCTACTTCCTGTTTGTATTCCTGTAGTATTTGCTCCACCAACTTTTAAATCAAAAGTTTGTCCAATACCAGTAAAATCTCCTGATATATCATCAAACACTGTGTTAGTTGCATAACTCTGTCTTAAATACACTCTTCCACTAAATGTAGATCTTACGGGATCTAAATTTGCTGCTGTTTTTTGTGTTGAATTTGTTCCTCTTGGTGGATCAACAAAATGAACTTTGCTATCTGCAATATTGTAACCTCCAGAGAATAATCTTGCAGTATTACCTGAACTATGATTTGTAGAAGCAGACCCTATCACACCTCTTTCAACTTCAAATAAATTTACACTACCACTATTAGTAATTGGTCCTACAGAAGTAGTCCCTAAACCAACATTCGTGATTTTCATAAATTCATCATTGACCTTAACTATATCATTAGAAGTAATAGATGATATTCCAGTTACACTGAATATTGTTGCAGTATTAGTAATATTATATTCTAAATCAGTTGTAATAGGTGTAAATGCAACTGGAGATTGAATTACACCATCAATAGACATTAATGCTTTTTCATTCTTTTTAAACATTTCAAATTCATGTGCATTTCCTGTTCCAGTTCCAGTAAATGTAACTGCGATTCCTGCTAATGCATCAGGACGAGATTTTGAAATTTTGAAAGTATCTTTATTAATTCTTATTGCATATACCTCTGATCCTAATGTACCACCAGCAGTTGCTATTCCTGACAATGAAATTCCAGTAAAAGTAGAACCTGGTGTGTAAATTAATCTTTCTCCAGTTTCAAAGAAGTGATCAATGATTGTAAATACACCAGTGGCAGCATTTAATGTGCTTACATCTGATGGATTAAATTGTTTTTGGAATATTGGTTTTGAATCACTTTGTAAAGCAAAACTTGTTTTATTAGATCTTAATCCATTAACAGCATCATATTGTGCAAATGATAATGATTCCGTAACTGTTCCATACTGTAAATCAGGTGGAATATTGAGTAAATCGGTCTCTGAATAAAATGCTTGGGTAAATGATTGAACTTCAACACTATTAGTTCCACCACTGTATAGTGGATCTGGATGAAAATTAAGACATAAATCATTACCAACTATTGTTGATGAGAATGTACCTATGCCAGATGTGCTTCCTATTGAAATAAAAGGATATTGTGTTGTATGAGTGTCAGTTGAATCATGTGCAACTAAAACTTGATGAAGTGAACTTGTAGAACCACTTGATACACGAGCAAATGCTTTGAGTGAACTAATTTCATTTTCCGTAAATGTTGCAATAGTTGATGCTGCTGAAACATTATGGAATTTAGATTCAAATTTTGTTGTTCTTTCAGTACCATCTATTTGTCCAGATAATTTAAATCTGTAAGTTCCAATACCAGCAGCAGTGGTTCCAATACCAATTATTCTTGATCTGACTAAAACATCATTTGATTGATCGTTTTCAAAATTTAATGATAATATTCCAGAATTTATCTCAGATGAAAATGTTCCTATAAAATTAGATGTAGGTCCATCTTCTGTATCTGCATAAAATTCAGATATGAATGAATTTGTTCCATCATGAGTCAAATATAAATCTACAAAGTTTGTTTGATCTGTAGTTGTATTGTTGACTTCAATTGAAGCAAAAAATGCATCAATATTACTAGTATTTGCTGAAATAATATTAGATGTGGTAGCAACAGAAACTGTGGTATTAATTCCTGATAAGTTAATAAAACCTATTGATTGAGTTCCAATACCAGTTAAATTTGTATTGTAAAATGTTTTTAATATTTTTAAATCATAATCATTATTATCTGGATCATCAGGAGTAAATTTTAAACTTACGTTTCCTGAATTATCAATTTCACCTTTAATTTCACCTAATTCAGATGGAGTAGTATGAATTTTTGACCTTTCAGCAGTAAATACGTCACTATCATCTTTATATAAAATAATATCTGATATTTGAGTGTTATTATTACTTGGATTTCTAACTTGAATTAAAAACGTAGAATATCTTGCATTAATTGATAAATCTAAAAATTCAGTTAAAGTGCTTGCTGTATTTGAGAATAAACGACTAATATCATCTATCTCAAGAACTCTATTTGTTCTACATTCAATATATGGAGATAATTTTGTATTTTTTAATTTTAAGAATTTGGATTTACCATCTATTGTATCAATATCTTTAGCAAAATCAAAATTATTAATTGTGTCTACACGTTTCTGATCAATAAAATCTAATGCAAGAGTATCAGTAAAACTAGATGTTGTAACACCTGCATTTGTAACAGATGTTATGCCAACATCAGCAAAGTTTTTCAAACCTGTTGTGTGTAGTAATCTATTAACTGGATTTATTAAATCCTCATATGTAATTCCACTTTTTACACTGTATGATAAATTTTGATAATAATCATTGTCTGGAGTTACTTGATAATCCTGACTTAATTTACCAATATCATTATTCCATCCTTGATCTTGTCTCAAAGAATAACTAATTTCAAAAATACCAGTATTTTTAGATATAGAATTTATTTCTGCTATATTACCACTATTAAAACCTTTTATAAGTTGACCTGAAGTTAAATTAAATGCACCAGGTGATAATTCTTCAATTTTTATTAAATCATTAGAAGATTCTGTTATTCTTAAATCAACAGGAACATAAGATGAACCAACAAAGGATAATAATTTTTCACCAATACTAAATTTAGATACTTTTTGTGTTACTTTAAAGGTTGGATAATCATTTTTACTTATAACAATACCAAATGAATTTTGACTTGTTCTAGCAATTCCAGCATTACTTGTAAATGATGATATATCAAATTCAATTGTAGCTGGATTTGTATTATTAACAGCACTTATTTTAAAGAATTTAAATCCATTTTCTTGTGAATTAAATCCAGTTCCTGTTGAACCCTCTTTTTGTAATCCCTCAACAAATATTTCTTCATTAACTGAGAATGGAGCAGTTGAAAATCCCAAAACAGGAGTAACTAAAGTACAAGTTACAATTCCAGCTGCCTGATTGTAATCTAATTTACTAACAGTTAATCCATTAGTATTGTTAAGAGCGAATACTTCATGAGTAATTGATTGTAAACCTTTAGGTGCAACAATTACTTTAACATCTGCTAATGAACTTCCATTCAAACTAGCACCAATTATTGCACCAGAAGTATCCTCTTGTCCAGTTAATGGATTTACAATCACTAAATCAGGAATGGTTGTATAATTTCTACCACCATCTATAACTTCAACTTTAGAAATAGTATTTGAATTAATAATTGAAATTACTGGTGAAACAAATGCCTCTGGTTTAAGAGTGGGGTCTGACGAATATTCAAAACCAGGATTTAGTATTCTTACATCATCAAGTCTATTAATTGTTGTTGAATCGGGAAGTAAAGTTGCATTTGTTCCTTGAGTTGATGCAATACTTACAAATGATGGTAAATTATCATATCCTACACCACCGAAATCAACATTGACAGTTTCAATAGGACCTTTTGCTCTTTCTGATTTTGTAGAATATTTTAATGTGCTAGTTTCAGTAGATGCGTATGATAATTTTTCAGGAATCTCTGAAATAGAAATACTAAATGTCGTGTATGAAGCACCAACTACAGGAGGAACATTAAAAATACTATATTCACCACTATATTTACTATCAAGATAATGAATTTTATTATAGTTTAAGACATCTGTATCAGAAGTGCTTATAAATCCTGATTTTTTAATATTATAGTAAAGATTTGATGGGTTATCTTCATAAAAATTCAATGTCACAGTTGCAGTTGAAGTTACTCCAACAGTTCCTACTCCTGTAACTTGGAAATTAGCAGTATTACCAACTGAAATAAATTCATTTTTAAAATCTTTATCATGATATATTTCTAACTCATATCCCACTAGTGAAGTATGTCCTACACCAAATACTAAATTATTATCCTTGTAAACTGGAATAGGAGGATTTATCAATGAAAACTCATGATTATTACCTGTAGATTTAATATCTACTAAGTTAATAGGACTATTGACAACATCAGAATAAGTTTCTCCTAATTTAAAGTTATCATCGTCAACTTTATAAACATAATAAGATCCTTGATTAACTAAACCTTCAGATACATTAGAAGAATTATATTGAATTTTATCACCTGTTTGTAAATTATGAGAGTCAATATTAAAATTATCTGTAGACGTTGTTACACCACTTGTAGCACAAGTAATTGTATTAATTAACAATCTATGAGTTTGATCATCAAATTTTACATTAATTGAAGTTGAAACACCAATACCAACTGATTGACTTGGTGCTAAATCAAGATTAATAACATCACCATCTACTAAGTTATGAGCAGTAGAAACTGAAACAACAGTGTTTACTCTTTGTAGTTTTCCTGTTACTTGAGTAAAGTTTGATTGAAGTAAATATTCAAAACTACTAGATCCAACTCTATTATGTCCAACAAATGCTAATCCTGATGTAGATGTTGTTAAACCAACTTGAGTAACTATTCCAACATAGTCTTTTGATTTTTTAATTATGAATACATCTGAACTATTACCACTTTCTGGTATGGTAAATGTAGTTACACCATCATCCTCTGATACAGTTAATGCATAACCCGCTGCAGGTTTTGTAAGTGTAACTCTTTGATTTGTTTCAAATGGGTGATTAGGTAAGAAAATATTATGAGTTGGTATGGAAACAACATTAGTTAATTCACCTAATGTGGAAAGAGCGGTTGTACCTAACCCAACCACAGTTCCAACACCTATACTCTCATGAGGGTTAAAATATACTAAATCATTTATTTTTGATTCAAAATAATCAGTATTTAAAGGAATTTCAAATAAACTAGGGGTTAAACTTAACTTAGTTGATACAGTGTGAACCCCTGATGAAATACCTCTTCTTACTCTTATAATATTATTACTATTAAATGTATTTAAAACTAATAATTTTTCAGTTCCAATTCCAATACTACTTCCTGCACCAATACCTGTAGGTATATTTGATACGTAAATATCAGTTACAATACCAGTTGTTGATGAGTTTGGAATTTCTTTATAAACTACAGTGCTTGCTGTTGAAATACCAATTTGATGCGAACCTGATAAACCTTCAATGCTAGTTGTACTTAATCCAGAAACTATAACATTATCATTATCATTTAGAGATGGTGCTGTTGAAATAAAAGCTGATACAGTATCAGGACTTGTCCAAACAAAGACTGTATTATCATATGTGTCAACAGTTGTGTTAACAGATGTTATATCCTTTCCAGTTATACTATTGACAGATACACTCAGACCACCACCATTAGTATTAGTGTTATCAAATATGGCATTGTCACCTACTTCATAATTATCACCACGATTAATAATATTAACTGAATTTACAGACCCTGAAGTAGTGCTCTCAACGATTGATGACTGTAATGTGATTTCATTTGACTCAATAATAAAATCATTATCTGCATGTTGGTCGGATACTTTGTATGGGTAACTATTACGTATTAAATCAGAGTTATCAAAATTAAAGGTGTTTTGATTTATATTAAAATTTTCTGGACTTGGATCAGATCTGTAACTATCTCCTACAAAATATGGAAATGATGGTAAAAGAGAATTCGTTGTAATTCCAACAAAATACGCATATGTTCCATTAGGATATTCTGGTGTTCTACCATATCTTCCATTATGAATATCCAAATCACCAGAATTATTAAACCTATAATCCTCAACAAAAAATCCATTACTAAATCCAGTTGGTCTATCAACAATACTAGAAGTATCCAGAACATAACCACTATTTAATATTCTTACTGGAGAGTTTTGATCAGTTGAATCACTGTAACCATAAGGACCATAAATTGGATTTCCATCATATGCCCAACCAATAATTGGTGAGTGCTGTAATCCAGTATCTCCAAACGAATCATTTCCTATCTGAGTGGAGTAACCAACTATTGAGTAACCTAATTTATTATTTGTTTCTACAAGTGCTTCATTACCATATCTGTTAAATGTGTTAACAGTTAACCCTCTTGTTACTGCTTCTAACTTAGAACCACTACCTGGTGGAGTTACTTTAATATCAATCTTATCTTGTTGATATTGTAAACCCCCATCAATGATAATAACATCAACTATTTTACCTCCTTCTACAACTGCTCTTAATTTTGCACCAAGACCTGTGCCAATACCAACCACTTCTAAATCAGGTGCAGATGTGTACTCTTGACCCTTTGTTTGTATTTCTACAAAAGTTACTTTTCCATCTGTTACAATCGGTTTTAGTTGCGCTTCTTTACCAGTTTTTACATTAACCGTTATTGATTTTTCAAGATTTAAGATATTAGATCCATAACCGCTTCCTTCCTCATACAATAGAATATCTGTGATTGAACCTCTAACTACAGGAGTTGCGGTGATAATACCCACAGAGGTGTTTGATAATTCATATTTTAAATTTAATTTAATATCTGGGTATTTAAATACTTGGAATCCCGTTCCTTGATCTGAAAATTTAATATAATCATTTCTTTCAAATTCTGATGTAATTGTTCCTCCTAATCCAGCATTTGCAATTCTAAATGAATCATTATCTAATTTAATTATTTGATAAAAATTAGAGGTGGATGTTATTCCAGTATAAGTTGATAATCCTGTAATTGAAACAGGCATTGTAGATCCTACACCTACAGCGGTAGAGTAAACAACTTTAGTTCCATTAGAAAATCCATGATTAGTAAACTTAATTACATCAGTAATTGTGTTTATACCAACTGGTTTAACAAAGACTTGCCTATTTTCATAACCAGTACCACTATTAATAACTTTTATATCTTTTAAAGTATTTTCAGCATCTAGAAGTTTAAATTTATGAATTCCTACTTTGTTAGTTGTGGTAAAACCAACTGTATTGATACCAGCGGTATAATCAGATATAGTTTGATATAATTGTACTGTTGTTGGATTAAGAACAGATGGATAATATGTTGCAGAATTTATTAGAGTGGTTGTTCCAACACCCACAACTGATGTTCCAGCATCATTACCTACAGTTCCAATTCCAAGTGGTGGATTATTGTTTCTATCATAAATTAAAGGTTGACCACTTACTATATTATGATTTTTACTAAAAGTTAAAGTTTCATTTATATTATCAACACCACCAGAATCACTTATCAATCTAGCATCAAATGATAACTCTCTTCTTCTTTCTTGAAGAACAGGTTCTAACACTGTTCCAGAACCATTACCACCTTCAATTGTTACAGAAATTATTTTTTTAATATCAAAATCTTGAGGATCAACTTGAACATCAACAATATCTCCAGTTACAATTGGTCTAATTAATGCAGTGGTATTATTTGCACCAGATCCTGATAATTGTATATTTGGAGGATTAATCACATCATAGTTCTTACCACCATTCAATAAACTTATACTTTGAAGAGGGCCAAAGAAAATTTTATCATTTGATTTATAGTTTCTAATCTCAACACCGTTTATCAACATACCTGTGGTGCCAGGTGATGTTAATATGTTTGTTGAATTTGTTAAACTTGGATTTAATGGAAATTTTTTAAATAATTTTTGTGGTGCAATTTCCTGTTCTTTAATACCTACTAATGAAAATGTATGAGTTCCTGATCCTGATGGTAGACCTTCAAACTCTTCAAAATCAGCAATTGGAATAAAAGATCTAGATCTGTATAATCTTATTTGGTTTGTGCTAGTTAAAACTTCTACAAAATAAGCAGATTCAGTTAATCCTGGTATTACTGTTCCTTGTGCAGTATAAAAGACTTCATCACCAGTAATGAATGGCACTGCATTGGGAAATGATATGATACTATATTTTAATGTATTTGCGTTATATCCTGACTGAGGTAATTGATTTCCAGCTATTGCATCTGGTAATATTGATTTTGGTAATTCAGACGTTATTAGATAAGATGGTAATGAATTAGAAGCAACGTAAAAATTATTATTTGACTCATTATATACATTAGTTACATCAGTTGTTAAAATATTATTACCAAACTCCATGTCAGTATTTGTGCTAGAGGCACGATTTATAACTCTTCTTAAATCATATTCTCTATTGGGGTCAGGGAATAATGTAATTCCTGGTTGATTTGTTAAATTATTAATAGTAATAGTTCCTGTCGGCACATCAATATTACCTACGGTTCCAGTTGCTATTTTTGTTTCTTCATTTCGGAATAAAACTTCAATATTATCTCCAAGTTTTAAACTAGATTTATCAATATCTCTAGTAAATAACACTAAATTAGAACCAGAGACACTTTCAACCCTAAATCGAGAGGATGTATTATAAATCCATGAATTAGCAAAAGTTTGTTTTCTAGTTTTATTATCTGTCGGATTTAATATCTTTTCACCAACATTACTTACACTTATTTTTTCTCCCTCAACTAATAATCTAATATCAGATGTTGGAACAAATTTTGAAAGAACTCCCGTTAACCTTAATTCAACTTTCTTAGTTAAATCACCTCCCTCATATCCAAAATAAAATTCGTCAGACCTTATATCATCAGCAGTTGATATATTATCAACTATATTTTCACAACCAAAGAATTGATTAACAGATTTATCACTATAATAGATATTGGTGCTTATTCCAGATATTAAAGTTCCTGTTTGTCCAAAACCAACTGTAGAATCTACTGTAATTACTGAAGAACCTATTGAAACATCACCAATAACCTTAGTTTTAGCATTAATATTGAATGTGCCTTCAATTAAATCTATTTCATTAAAACCAACAAATAAACCAATTTTATAATATACTTTTCCTTTTCTTGTTAAAGGTTCAACTTCTGATATTGCTGCTTTTGTTTCACTATCATTTGATTTAACAATTGTTTGCCCAATTAAATTTAGAGGATTGCCTGAGATTGCCTCTGCTAGAATTATCTCTCTTCTAATATATTCTGCTGATGATGGTTTTATTAAATATTTCTCTAAATCAACTATACTTGGTGTTTCATTATATAAAACGTTGAATAATATTCTAAAAGACTCTTCAGTTCCCTTTGATTGATATAATGACTTTGAATTTTTGATAAAATTACTTACATCAAGATTATTAACAAAAGTTGAGTTTTCTAAACCAGGTGTTAGTAATTTTTTTGTTTTTTTATAAAATTCTTTTAAAAATAACGCACTAAGGTTGATAACAGTTGCATCTGTATCATGATTTGTTGCAGAGGAATCTGAAAAAACGAGTTCAGATGGATTATTTTCTGCATGATATGTTGTTATACCACTAAAACCACGAACACAACCTGTAAAAGTGTTTGTAGTAAGACCAGTATATGTGATTACTTCATTTTCAATCTTAAAAAGACCGTATTCATTTGGAAAACCCTTTGTAGTGCTAACATTTATAGTTGTTGAACTTGTAGTAACACCACTTGTTAATTTTGTCTCCCCTACAACAACCTCTGGTGTTAAATTATCTAATTTTATGTACTGATCCAAATTATCAGTTAGGTCAATAGGACCTCCCTGATACTCTTGAGAGATATAGTATTGTTTTAAAAAATCGACTGCCTTTGGACTTTCAGATACTAAAAACTCTGGTAGTTGGTTTTGTATTATCTGTTGGACTTTGACTCTTTTATCAATTCCAGTGGTTATCATACTATCCTCTTATCAATGCTCCATTTGAATAACTTGATGTAACCTTATAACCGACACCTGATATTTGTTCACCAGAGGTAATTGTGTCTTTAACCATATTTATCACACTATCACCAACGGAAAAACTGAGATATAAATCTTTTAATCCAATTACATCATTTGACTCAGGAAATGCTTGTATTTCAATAATATTATTGGTTTTTGAAGTTGACGTTATGTTAATTGTTGATAAAATTATTTCACCATGCGTATAATCAACAATTCCAGCAGATGCGACAACTAAACGATTTTCTGCTTGTTCAATATTTCCTTTTACAATAGCTATTACTCCTTTACCACTCCCATCAAGTGTTCCATCAAGGTTTTTATTTGGAATGTCAGTTATATAAACAGTATCTAGTTGTCCTTGAATTGTAAATCCAGTGCTTTTTATATTACGTCCCTCTGGATTTATATGAAAACTATTTCCGTAGCATAATTCATACTGAGCAAATTGATTAGTAAGTGCTTTTAAGTTTCTTCTTATGACTACTCTTGAAATATTTGATGAAATAGCATCATCTATATTATCAATTACATTTAACACTTTACTATACTTAAATCTACCACCAAATTTGTTTAAGTCAGTTGATGATGCATAATTTAAAAGACCATTAGTTATACTAGTTTTTAAATCAGATGCAGTAGATACTTTAGATGGATCATAATATACAAATGACTCAAGTTCAACGTATAATAACTTAAGATCAAGTAGTTTTTGATTGATACCTGCTAGTGTATAACTTTTTAAATTAGATAATATTGATTGTTTATCAAAATCTGATACAAATTCACCATTTTTTGGTTTTATAGTAATAAAAACAGTTCCAAATTCAGGTGGATCTAATTCCTCACCACCTACAACTGAAACTGATTCGGTATTGGGATATATTTGTTGTATTACAGATTCATAATCCCTTGCTGTAACTGCTCTATACTGTGATGAATACAATCTAGGTGCAAAATACTTAATTGAATCAATTGACTCAATACTACCCCCATTAGCTGCCGATGAGATAGTAGTGATTGTTGGTGTTGATGTTGGTAATACAATTTGATTTGTGGAGTTTGCAATACTACCTGCATATGAAAATACAGAAGGACCATTCCCTTCTGTACCATCAGTTACAATATATGAAACCGTGATAATTGCATCATTTTCAAGTTTTTTACCAAAAACACCATCACCAAATAGTATCTCATACCTCTCGTCAGTAACTTCTTGTATCAAATATGTTTCGGATATGTTTGTAATATTGATAATATTATCTACTTTACGATATTCTACACCTAAACCAGTATCTGCAGCACCTTTTACATAAACTTTAAGTGTTGATGTGTCAATAAATGAGTTTTCAATCAAAAATCTTTGATCCAATGATCCATTTACTGTGTATGTCTTTGTAAGATATGTTCCTTGATATACAACTATGTTACTAAATGAACCTGTGCTTGAAATTATGTTACCATTTGCATCAGTTGCTTGTGATGTAGTAGTTGTTATTGTTTCTGGTATCGAAAATACGTAAGATGTGTCATTATTTGTACCTACACATACTAATCCTGCTTGTAAAGTAAGTGATGGTGTATTTGAAGAAGTTGTAATATCGAAAGAAACTGTTGCTTGTGCAGCAGTTCTTGATCTTGGTACATATCCAATGTTTCGAGCAAGTGAAACAACGTTTTCACGAAGAGTTGCCGAGTCTAAGAACGACTCATTAACAATCATGTTAGAGTTAAATGCAGTAATATACGTATTATATGCT